GCTGTCTGCTTGGGAGCAAAATAATTACCTGTGGAATTAGCATCATTAAAGATATCTTGTGACCACTGTTCAAATTTTTGACGGATCTTTGATTGTGCATCAGCGTAAAAAGTTAATGGCCATGCATCAGAACCTGGATATGTTGCATTACCTGGAAGGTTAAAGTTTAATCCCATGTAAGGAACAGTAACATTGCTGATTGCACGTTCAGGTAAACTAGCTGTCTTTATGTAGACTAAATCATCTTGATCAAAAGTAACATCTGATGCACCACCAGTATTAATGGATAATACACGGAAGTTGTAGTCACGAGCAAACTCTCTGTTTTGAGCTACTCTGTAAAAGTCTGATATGAGTTGATTTACATCGGCCATAAGATTATTTATTTCCTCTCATGATTATGAGACGATCTCCTGGAAGCTTACTCCTGTGCGTGTTGCATAGAAATTAGCAAGGATAAATTCTGCTGCTCTTGTAGGTTTAACATAAATGTCAACTACAAGTGTATTATCATCAATAACAGCAGGTGTATTGTTTCTTTCGTCACATATGATTAGGTAATCATATATTCCCTGTGTATTCTTTGCAGCATCAAAGATTGGTGTGAGCGAGTTAATAACCTGTGTTCTTGTAAACAGGGTGTTTGGCTCAAATACAAAGTATTTAACAGTGTTCTTTGTTGCAGTCTCAAGGTTCAAGAACAATCTACGTACGTTAATACGATCAAATGCGCTTGGTTTCTTTTGCAAGGTCTTTTGACCATAAACAACAAACCCTTCTCCAGGGAAGAAAGCTACAGGGTTCAAATTGATCTTATACAATTGATCTCTCTGCTTTTGTTTAGGGAACAATGCAAGGTCAGTAATACCTGTTACAACACCTCTTGTAAATCCTGCAGGAGCATACCAGGGCTGGTAATTACTATCGGTAATACCCATCAAGCTTGCAGCAAAGCCTGAGAAAGGAACCCAGACTTCTTGAGCTGCAGCTACATCTGATACTCTAACACAATTTGCATATGTGCAAACATAATTGCTATTAATTGAGGCAAACTGATTTTTTAATGGCCAGTAAATGTTACTAGAGAATGTCTTAGTAGGGTCATCTAAAGTTCTGATATTTTGACCTTCAACAAAAATGTTTGTAATTGCATCAGCAATATAAATTAAATCTTTGCGCTTGTTCTGTGCAAATGATACAAACTCTTGAGCAACAGCAGCATATTGTGACATTACAGATGATGAGCTACTTTGTGACTGTGCTGTAAGACCTTGCTGTATGGCTCTGTATCCTACTGTATCATCAAAATACCCACTTGTAGCAGGATTGAAGGAATTGACATAAACTGTTCCCAGTCCACCTTCAACAACAATATTAAATGGGTAAATGTCAGAATTTTCAACTTTATCAAATAATGCATTGAGTTTTGTGGGTACATTACCAATGACTTTTGTATTGATATCTTGTTGTGTATACTGACCTAAGGCAAATAAAGCATCAGCAACACCAAGTGTTGTGTTGAATGTAGCAACTACAGCACTAGGTGCACCAACACGTGTTGCAAAGGCATCAGGTGTTTCATTTGCTAAAGGAGAAGCAAGGTGTGATCCCAAGAATCTTACTTTCTTAGTAGGTACACCACTATCATCAAGCCATGATGTGGTTAGTTTATTGGAGATAAATGGGTTTACAAGAGTTGTAATCTGAGTAGAAGCGCCCTCTACTGATTCAATAAAGAAGCTTCTTGCAGGGCCACCTGTTGTATCATTGATTTGACGATAGCTATCAAATGACCCAAGGTAATTTTCCTCAAGTACAAAATCAAGTGCAATTGTATCAGGTGCAAATACTGATTGGCGCAATTTAAATACGCCAATTGCAACAGTATCGTCAAATTGGTTTGTATAGATATCAAAAGTGGGAATATTTTCTAATGCTTCAGAGAGACTTGTTCCTACACCACCCTGATTAGCAGAAAGAGGGAATGCTAGTCTAGCTTCTGGGAGCTGAACATAAGCACTACCAGATACTGAAGTTGCAGTGCTGTTGAGTGATAAGATTTTATTTACATCATCAAAAGGTGTTGCTGGATTGAGATTAGTATTATCAATAATACCAACATAATACCCCTCATATCTGCTGTTAATAGTTGACTGGCTCTTATTCAAAACAATGAGACCAGATTTGCCCAAGTCACTTATGCTACCAAAACCTGTTTGAATGGATCCGTTAGCAGCGCTAGTAGTACGACTCCAAGTAAATCCATTTCCGCGTAAAATACTAAGATAGTCATCTCTTGTGAGTGTCAGATGTGTGGGTGCACCAAACAAATATGTTGCACTAGCACTATCAAGAACAGTATTGTTTGTGACAGCAGTGTAAGATGAAGCATAATAAGAGCTTGTTCCAGGGTAATAAGCTACTACAGGATAAACTAATGCAGAATACTGATTGCCTGTTGTGATACCTGCATCAGGACCATATGGCAGGCGATATACAGTAACATCAGCAGGGCTTTGAAAAGCGGCTTTTACAGTGTGGTAGAAATATCTTTCTGCTGCATTGGTAGGTGTACCATAAATTTGCTCAAATTCGGATAAACTTGCAATGGAAATTGTTTCAGCAATTGGGCCTTTTGCAGCAAAACCTGTAATTAAGATAGATGTAGCACCTGTTGGTGCTGCTCTAAGTGATAAATCTACTTCTTGAATTTGAACGCCGGGGCTTTGAATCGTACGTGCCATATAAAGTATTTATTTATTCTGAGACAAAGTTTTGATTTTTTTTTACAGATTGTCAACATTTTCTACTAGCTTCACAATAAACTGTGAATATGCAAAGGTAAAGCTTGTTTCAATCTCATCTGCAGTTCTGTAATTTAGATTCATTCCACCAAGAGATGTGGGAAATGATTTTTTAAATAAAAATTCTACAACTCTTTTATCATATTCATCAAGTAAAAAGATAGAAATATCTGTAGAATACTCTGCTATGGACTCTACAGAAGGCTTGATGTTTCTGAGCTCAGCAGGCCTGTTAGTCAAATTCTTTGTATCATATATGCCTGTTTCTGCATCATTTAAAAGATTTAGCCATGCATAAATGACCCAATAGTTATTCATTCTGTTATCTACTGTAAAATTAACAGTGACTGGCTCCCAGAGTGGTCTATGGAAACTTGACTGTACATAGGATTGACCGCCATATATAATGTCCACTTGTGGTATAACAATCTCAGGAATTGTTGCACCGTATACAGAAAACTGCATAGTAGATAAGTTTAAATTATCTTCATTTCTATTAAATTGTGAATTTATTTTTTTAAGAGAGTCAGGCAAATTAAGGACCAGTAAAAACCTATCTTTACGTAACTTGTTAAAAGGACTTTGATTAAAATTTTCCAAATTAGCCATTTAAAAACGTCCAACCTCCTTGTTGTAGTTCATCAACATCACTGTTTTGCTCTTCTTTGTTTCCTTGCATAAGAACTGGTGGTGGTATGTATTCATTTTTATTTTTTTCATTATTATAAATGCTTGTTGGATTTATAAAATATTTAATGCCGTAGTCAAGAGATTTAATCTTTAATGGCTTTTTATTATCATCAAATTCTTGTATTTCAAAATACTTCTCTGCCAGTTCATTTTCCAGAATTACTAATGACCATACAAATGACATAACTCTATCATCCCAGCTATCTACACCTGGCCTGGCTCCCCATGTGCCATTAGAGTAACGTATAAAGTTTTTTAACTCTATGAGTGTATTAATATCACGTATTTTTACTGCTTTAAGTTCATTGATCCAATATCTCATATTAGTAACACCTTTATATTTTGTATTGGTATGAGCTTGTACTCCTATCTTGTCAGTGGAGTTTTTAGTGCCATAAGAAACAATGTTCTCATAATGAAGTGTATTTTTTAATTGATCAACAACTTGAGCGCCGCAATTGTTTCTTTCAATCATGGCTAGTGGAGATCCCCAGTGTTGTAATATGTCGTGTAGTTTGGATGTAAAATTGTATGGTGAGATGGTTCTATCATGGTATGTTGCTACTTGTTCAATATTTCTAAGGTTTGTAATGTCTAATATCTGTATTACACTTGCAGCAGCACCAACACCTTCACTGATATCAACACCAGCTACATATATTCTATCTTGCTTAAATGTATCCCAGAGCAAATATTTGCCATCATCATAAACAAAAAGTGGTTCTTTTATTTCTGCTTTCATTTCCTCAAACATTTTTTCATTAACAGAGCTTTCACCGGTTTGCAAGAAAACATTTCCAAACTCTTGATCAAATGCTTCAACACTACCTAGAGATCTTATGGTCTTCTCTCTCCACTCTTCATCCCGGCCTGGAACCTCCCACCAATCCACTCTTTCTGCTTTCCAGTCATTTTTATTTTCCATTGCTCCATTATAAAGTTCATAAAATAAATTGTCAGTTCCATTGGGGGTACTAGCAATAAAAATTTTTGATTTTTTAGATGAAGAGATGATAGGATATACTGAACGCCAGAATTGCTCCACAAGATGATTATCAATA